GCTCCTGGTACGAGGCCACCTAGACACGCGGAAACAACCGCTTACCTCGTGCCCAGGAGCCCGTGTCAGACCCGTGTCAGACCAGGGAGGTCCTGGCAGCCGCAGCGAGGGCGACGACCGACTTGGTGGGGCCCCGGGGCTCGGTGCCGTCGATGATCGCCAGGACCCGGTCCCGGAGCGCGCGGCCCCGAGGCGTCAGGAAGTACCTCTTGGCCCGGAGTTCCATGGGATCCACCTCGGAACGCACCAGCCCGTAGGCCTCCTTGCGGCCATCGTCCTCCGCGCCCTCCGAGAGGTCCCGGCGGTACGTGGAGAGGTCGAGGAGGTAGCGGCTCAGGGTGGACTGCGAGAGCCCGGTCTTCTTGGTGTAGTCCGTGAGGCGCTGGCCCTCATCCAGGCACACCATGAGGAAGACGTTGGCCACCTCGACGGTCATGGAGCGGTTCATGGCCTGGAACGCGGCCAGGACCCGACTGACACGGAACAGAGTCTTCTCGTTGTCGTCCTGGGTGATGTGGCTGAAGAAGACGAGGTTCATCTCGATTCCTCCTTGCTGCGTTCTCTCTCCAGGTGTCCTTGGACCACTGATTGTACCGGCGGCACAACGAGAACAGGTGTTCCCTCACGCAAAAAAAAAGACCCCCGGGGTCTCGGGGGTCAATGGTTCACGGCTTGCGACGCAGGAACGGCGCCAGGGTGGCGAAGAGGTTGGCCACGCGTCCTATGGCGGTGTCGTCGGCCTTGGTCGGGGTGACCGCAGCGACAGCCAGGGCGATGGTGAGGACTGCCTGGATGATGGTGACCCAGTCCAGGGCAAGCAGGAGTTCCATGGGTAGGTTCCTCGGTTACAGGGGGATCTTGTCGGCCACTGCGGTGAACGCGGTGACCAGCAGGGAGGCCCCGGCCATGATGAACGCCCAGACGGCGCTGGTGTGCTTCTGTGCGGTCTGGCGCTCCGTGGTCAGGGCCACGATGTCACTCTCGACCTTGGACAGGCGATCCGAGACTTCCTTGAGGACCAAGTCTCGCCGGTCCTGCCCGGACAGCAGGATGTCCACCTTGGCGTCCAGGCGACCCAGGGCGTAGCTGAGGTCCTCGTGGCTGATGGGCTTCGGCTCAGGCACGGATCAGTACTCCGCGTCGGGCCCGAGGGGCGTGCCGATGACCATGGGCCCGCCGTAGCCGCTGAGTTCTCGGTCTTGGTACTCGGCCGTGGCTTCGGCAAGGACGCGGTCGAAGTTCGTCTGCCACTCGGCCAGACGCTGGTGCTGGAAGTACGTCCCAGCCTCGACCAGGGCTCCGTAGAGGATCAGCGAGTTCATCCCGGTGAGGATGTCGTTGGTGTCCGCGTCAGCCGGGCGCGTGAAGTTGCGCCAGTAGATCACGGTCACCTCGGTGTCCACGGGGAGCGTGTAGTTGAAGACGATGGTGTTCGCCCGGCGCGAGTAGCCCACGTAGTAGGTGCCCAGCATCGTGCGATCCGGGGTGGACTCGGCGGGGTACCCGTTGACGAACACCTCGACGATCTTCTTCCCCGCATTGACCGGGAGGTTCAGGACCTTCTCGCCATCCGGGTCCACCACGGTGTAGCTGAAGGACGCCTCGCGGATGTGGTGGTCGAGGGTGCGGTTGATCCGCTGGAACGCGTCGTCCACGAAGCTGTCGAGCAGCGCGTCCGTGGCGTCCCGGCGGTTCAGGTTGTTCCTCAGCTTGGTGCGGAAGGCGCTGTAGATCACGGGCGCCTCCCCTTACTTCACCAGGAAGGCTTCCAGGCCTTCCTTCTTGAGGCGAGCCTCGATGTCCTTGAGCGGAGCCTGGAACACGTTGAACCCCTCTCGCATCCACTTCTCCACGAAGATCACGGGGATGGATGCGGCGAGGCTGTAGTCGGCACCGGGGCGCTTGTTGTCCTCGATGTCACGGAGACGGGTGAGGAACTGGTCCGGGATCTCCTGGTGCGTGGTGATGCCAGCGAAGAGATCGCCCTGGGCCTCGACCGCGTCCACGGTGCCGGTGATGTCGAAGAAGTTGCGGCTGCTCACTGGGAGCCTCCTCATGTGTGGTCGGACACCCCGGGTCAGTAGGTGCCCAGGGTGCCGATGTTGGTGATCGCCCAGCCGCCAGTCGCGGTGTTCCTCGTGAGGGCCGTACAGGCAGCGTTCACGTTGAGATCGGTGGTGCTGCCCGAGGATACGCAGCCGTCGAGCCAGAGAAAGGCTGCGATCCCTGCGCCGCTCTGTCCCGGGATCTGTCCGACGACCCAGTTGGCCGAGGAGGCGTCGGTCGCCCGACTGTTCCGAGAGGTGCATCCCAGGGCCCAGCGTCGCCCGCCGAACACGTCGTGGACGTTGCGGTTCTGGTTGTTCTCGTAGAGACAGTTGACCGAAATCGCCACGGTGTCCTGGTGCAGCGAGGAGCCGTTGTTGAAGCCGCTCCCCGTGTACCCGTTCCACCGTGCGATGGTGTTGAACTCGGCAACTCGGACCCCCACACCGCCACCCGTGGGCTCGCGGTAGTTGAGACCATCGAGTTCAGCGAGTTCCGCGATGCAGTCCATGAAGTAGAAGCGGCCGCTGCTGTCGAGGCGCACGGCATCACCACTGGACGAGAAGCGGAAGGTGCAGTCCTTGAACACCACGTCTCGGTCAGCACCGGCTGAAGCCTGGGACGACAGGAAGTTCGTGTTCCCTCCGACGAAGTCCAGGCCCTCAAAGTAGGCGTTGACGCCCGAAGCCAGCGCCGCGTTCGTGCCAGCGAAGTACCCGCGCACATTGGCGTCCGGGGTCCGGTCATCTGAGAGGTGGACGTAGACCTGGGTGCCGCTGGGCCAGAAGCTGCCCGAGGTGGCGACACAGTTCGCAAGGCTGGTGGCGCGGATGAGGCGCTGCGGCTGCCCGGTGGGTCCGGGATACAGAGCGTCCACCACGATGCCCACGGCCGTTGCAGAAGACGGGGTTCCCAGGAACACACCGGGGTTGCCCTCAGCCACCCAGGTGATCGAGGGGATGCGACGAGAGAACGTGGCTCTGCCGCCGACCGCGATGATCGAGGCCGACCGGGACATGACGCGGGCTCCCCAGCCGAAGGTCGCGTCGTACTCACCAGGAGCCACCAGGATCACGTCGTAGTCGGTGACGGTGTCGAAGATGTGGACCAGGGACCTCTTGGCGGTGGCCCAGGACAGCCCGTCGTTGGCGTTGTTGCCGGTGGGGGACAGGTAGTAGGTCTTCCCGGAGACCTTGTATCGTTCCGGGTTGAAGTCGTGGCTGTAGACACCAGTCGGGGAGCGGTACACGTTGAACGGCGGTACCCATCCGAGACCACTCGGGCGTCCCAGTCGAAGGCTGTCCGGGGAAGTCAGGATCCGGCTTCGCAGCAGAGACCCACGAAGAGGCGTGGTCCCTCCGAGGTTGTTCCCGATCCGCAGCGTGTTCAGGCGAACCACTGGCCCACCGGAGACAGACGCCTCGGCGCCATCGTTGACGCTGAGGAATGCGGTGCCGTCTCCGACAATCCGCAGGCGAACCCGGAACGGAACCCCGGGCGTGTAGGTGCCAGCCGCGACATCACCAGAGGCTACCCCCTCAGTCACGCGGTTGATCGCCACGGTCGTGCCCCCGGCCGCAATGCGTGCGAGGTACCTGTTGTTGGCGTCGAGGCCCACGTCGAAGATCGTCAGGGTGATCCCTGCGGGCGAGGCCTCTGGGATGGTCACCGTAGCCTCGTAGACGCCGAGGCCGGTCTCACCGATCCCCAGGTTCTCCAGGGGGATGCTCAGGAACTCGTTCTCGCGCGTGGCGGTTCCGGGAGTCCCGGAGGGGGCCAGGATGAACGAGGTGGGGTACGTGCCCACTTCCATCTGGGCCCAGGCGACACGTAGTGTCCGGTTGGTGCCTACGAAGGCGGGGGCTCGGCCGTTGGTGAGGGCTGTGATGAAGGCGAGGCTCCACCCGGCGGTGGTCGTGGTGCCCGTAGCTGCGCCAGAGGCCCAGATGAGGTACCAGTCACCGATGCGGCGGATTCCGTGGGTCAGTACACCGGCAGTCGGGGTCCCCGCGCTACCCTGGCCAGTCAGGTTGAAGTTGATGGTCTGGAGGCCGCCGAAGCCCGAGGACAGGGTGGTCACCTGGACCAGCGTGGCTGTGCCGGGGGACACGAGTGCCGAGAAGACGTAGTTGGTCCCAGCAGTCACGGATCCCGTGGTGGAGAGCAGATGCGCGGAGTTCGCGGTGCCCTCACTGAGCAGCACGGCGCTGGAGGGATTCCCGTCAGGGCCCGTAGTCTGGGCGGCACTCGGGATCCCGGTAAGGGTCCAGCCAGTGCTTCCTGGGGTCCGCGCGTTCGCGAAGAGGTTCGTCGTGGAGGGCTCCATGAGGAGACCCCGCTGGTCGTCGTATCTCGGCACGTTGGCCCCGACGAGGTCGAAGCGGATGCCGTTTGCGCTGACGGAGGCTGCCTGAACCCCAGCCGCCTGGGCGCGCGTGTAGGTCATGGGAACGCGGAAGGAGCCGCCTGCGAACAGGAGCCCCGACTCGTTCATCTTGGGCGTGAGGAGGCGCCCAGGGCGTAGCAAGGTCGGCATGGTGCCTCAGATCA